ATTGTTTTAGAGCAATAGTCATTTCCTTGGGTAAATGCTTCTTGTATCTAGAACTAAAGAGTCTTTGACTTGACCTTCATCGTCTATATTGCTTTGGTTATTCCATCTTCCATCTTCTAAGATCTTAACATATGTTCTTTTGTTATCTCCGGAGCCTGACTTAACTTTGTTGCCTGGCTTAACTTTGGACATTCCCAAAGCCTTTGCTTGTTTCACTTCTTCAGGACTGTTAGTTTTAAACTCACTACCGTCTGCACCATAATAACTTACCGTCCCTGGACCTCTCCCCTGCGGCCAATCTTGCTGCGTATGCTTTTGGATCATCGGCAAACTCTTCCTGTGCGCTCATTCTACTGAGCGTTTTCTCATCAACTCGTTTCGCCAAATCTCTAGCATCAGCCCCCTATCATACAAAGTTTGGTCCCGTCTCTCAGTGTAAGTTCGGTTTTCATCTCTGAGAGTTTTGGCGTATGTCTTTGCAGTATTGCGGTCTTCAAGTGTAGTCGCCCTGTCATCTGCTTTAGTTTTAGCAGCTTTATCCTCAGCAATATTCTGACTAGCAAGGTTGGACGTAAAAGCACCTATTTTTCCCATCGGTGTATCTGGTGCAAATGATGAACCCATGGCACCAGCAAGCTGTGCAAACTTATTAACAGGCATCCCGAGTACCGTGGCACCTCTGTCTGGTACTGTCCCTGATGGGGATAGTAACGATGGGGTAGGTTTATCTTTCGCTAGAAGCCCGGTACCCCTCTCTATATCCTTCTGCTTTGGGTTCACTCCAGGTTTCGGGAGTTCCAAAAACCCGGTACCCCGCTCCACCTTCTTAGCACCAGGCTTCGGGAGTGTTAGGGGTTTTCTATCTAAACCATTTAACCGTTTCATTGCTGCCATTTTTATTCTCCTATTCTAATAACATAACACCTATACCTACAACAAAACCTACAACTCCGCCTATAACCGTACCCCACCCTGGTACTATAGATGACCCAATCTGAGCGCCAGTCGCAGTATAACTTGCAACTAACAACCCCTTAGAAAGATCAGACCTCTCTTTAGGGGTCATTACCTTATTAGTAGCACTGGACCCGGTCATTGCTGCAATCATAGACAACTCATAACCTAAAACATTTATAGGCCATAACGCATCATTAGATTTTATCTTATATCCATAATCAGATGAATTTATTCTGCACAAGTAATAATCTTTCAAAGACTTCGCGTATTGTGTGACTAAGCTTTTATCCCAACTGAGAGTTTTAACCCATGTCTCTACAACGCCAGGAATTAAACTATATTTCACAGCGAGTCTAAATTCAGTTGTCTTTTTGATCCTGTTTCGTTCAATATTAGCCTGGGCAATCACGAACGTGCTACTGTTTGATGAATTTAAAGATCTTGACAAGAGCTTTTGCTCCTGCGCCTGGTCTATCGAATCATCAAGTAGTGCAATCTCAGACTTTACAACTGTTTCAGTGTCTGCAATCTTATCGGCGATAGCATTAGTAAATAACGAATCAATGTCTAAACCTGAAAGATGCTTACCAAAAGTATCATACATAGAGGAAAAGCTGCTTAGTATAATCCCCACGCCTAAAAACGCATCGTCTGCCGAGATGGCTGAATATGCGGCATAAGGAGACTTGTCTATAACATCCGTTCTAACAGCAACAGTTGCGTCCATAGCAGAGGCATGCTTATTCTCAATATACGGAGCAAATCTCAATGTTACTGTGTCATCACTCAATCACATCACCTTTAATAAGTCAAAGCTGCTCCAATCCCTAATACAGCACCACCCGCGGCACCCCATCCTCCACCGCCTGCGCTTGCCGCGGTCCCTGTAGCTGCATTAGCTGCGGTCGCAGGTGCAATAGTATTGCCTACCATCGATCCCATTGCGGCCCCACTCAAAGCGCCACTTAAGACCTTACTAGCTGTGCTCGCTCCTGCAACATCTGTCTTAGACACGGTAGCACCTTGCAGCGCACCTAGGCAGGCCCGTTCAAAATCCAACACTGTAAAAGGCCAAAGTGCAGACTTTGCGGCCATTGCGTAATTTATTTCATCAATATCTGCTTTAGAAGAAAAGTAGAATTTCATAATTTCAGAGTACATTCCAACCAAACCTTTGTTCCATTCAAGGTGCGTATTCCACACAGCCTGAGCTACAGGAATAAGAGTATATCTTAGCTGTGCATCAAATTTGGCGAGTGATTTAACTTTAGCGTCTTCAACCAACGCTTTGGCTATAAGCATGGTGCTACCGTTGTAAGCGTTTAGATCTCGGCTACCGAGTTCCAAGCGAGGATATGAGTTTTCCTCAATATCATCATCCATTAATGCTGACTCAGCGGAGATAAGGGCTCCGACCGTAGGTGAGTTTACAACATCCTCAAAAAACCTTGGTGTAAAAGTGCGTCAATGTCTACACCAGACATGTACTCCCCATACATCTCATAGAGAGATTGGAAGCTCGCTATCGTGCGCCCTGCCCCAAAGAACGCATCATCCACTTCAATATCAGTGTACCCATCAAACGGGTCATTGGATACTGCCGTTATTCTCTGGGCTTGGACTTCATTTAAGAAGGATGTGTGCTTTTCTTCGATGTAAGGGGCGTATCTTAAAGTCTGTACAGAATCGCCGCCGCCACCGCCGCCGCTACTACCCATATTAGCCCCCTATTTTATACGTATACAATCTGGAAACTTCCCTAAATCCAAAGGTCGTGCCAAGTGCAGCTAATTTTGGATTGCTTGTCTCAAAAGTTATATTAGCACAATTTGCTTTTAATGCTACGTCAACAAGTACCTTAAAGTCCTTAGCCCACACATCTTTTGGCTCTGTTTTGAATGAATACGCGCTTTGTAAATGGAAGTCTTTTTCACCGGTTATCTTATTGCCAATGAACCGTGTCACCAAAATAGCGATAATAACCCTGTTTTCATCTAACCTGACAAAACATTGAGCCTTGTCGGACAAAAGAGCGTGAAGGAGTTCGTTGAAATATGGCTGGTAATGTTCTTGATGAACTGTGTTGGCACTCCTGCACCCGTATTTAATGGTATCCCAAAAGACCGGAATCTGCTTTGGAATAAGCTTAATGAGCATTATATTTCTCCATTTTCAAAATCTCTGTTTGTAGGAGGGTTTGCAGAAGTAACGTTCATGTTCTGTGTGATCAAGATTCTCTCTTTGATTATCGGAACGGCTAACTCCAGTAACTTATCATACTCTATTGCCGGGTTCTCACCATCAACCATTTCAACCACGGATGCAACGACCTCTTTTTTATCTTTAAACTCTGGATAGTCCTTATAGAACTTGGCATTAGTCTTATTGCAAAAAGCTTGATGTGCCATAGCACTGCCTACTATTTCGGTTAAAGATAGGTAGATATCCTCAATTTTTTTGTCGATGTAATCTTTTATTTCCTGATCCATATTTTCTCCTTAGTGAACGTGTACGTGGCCGTCAATTCTAAAGTTATCTAGCTCAAAATATTCATACTCTGCAAGCTTTGCTCTGAACCTAAACTCGGCACCTCTGCAAACTATCTTTACTGTACCACGTTCATGGACGGTCTTCCATGGTGTTGTGGTAAATGCAGCAGTTTTATCTTTCCTGTAATCAACTGCAGCAGACAGTACTCCTGACACATCAGTGTCGAACTCTAACTGATATATCGATTTCATTTTCCTGGTGCCGAAGTCAAATATATCTGTGCAAATCTCGAATGTCGGTGTAACAATCTCACCAGGAGAAACGTTTACCCCTGTGACGTTTACAGGCCCGGCACCAAAGCTCTTAGAGTCAGGTGAATAAATATAACCATACGTTCCGTCACATATGTAGATGAGGTACTTGTCCTCGTCAAAAGTCATAACAGGGTTAGTCATGACAGATAAATATTCTTTGTAATCAAGCTTCTCAAGCTTGTCGGAAAGGCTGTATAGACAACCGAGACTGTCGATAAAATAATGCACAAAGTCATTCCCGGCGAAAGCATCTCGTCCTAACAACCCAAGCCTATGGATAGTGTTTAGGCCATACGCCTTACCCGCTGGTGTTAGAATTGATACCCCTTTGTCACCATATGCAATAACCTTTTCTCCAAGCTTGTGCATGTTGTGGACGATCCCGGACCAATCGAGAGGCATGTCTCCTGCGACGTTAGAACGCTTAATCGCAAAGTCAAGACTGCCAATGTCGGACCAGTAAATCCAAGAAGTAGAAGAAGTACTTGTGGCTCCCTTACCTAAAAGCACACTCGCATAACTGGTGGCCGTGATATTAGAAACATTAGACCCGCTTAATACAGATTCGCTAAATATACCTAAAGATGCACTAGTTATATTAGAGGTATTGTTAGATAAATTAGGGTTAAAACTACCCTCTGAACCCGCAAAAACCCCGTCACCTGAAACATACCACGTAACATACAGTGTTGCTTCATGGTCTACAGGTGCAGGAGGATACCTGCTCATTACCCCTACTGAGGATGCTAAAATATTAGAAGTATTACTAGTTGATTCGGCCATTAGCTAAGTGTCTCTTTAATAGAGCTAAAAATAATAGGAGTTCCATCTGCGGCAGTAAGCGTTCCACCTGCGTCTTTATAACTAATAATAGCATCTGTAAAATCTGCTGTAGCGCTATCAGTAGTATCATCATAGATGATCGCACCGGATGCACTTAAACTGCCAGCAGTAGCAGTCCATTGAACGTTTGCCCAAGTGGTTATGGCCTGATCAGTAATATTATTAACCACGCACCCCACTCCTGTTAGAGTAGCTCCGCCAGCAGTATAACCGTTCCCTGTTGCAAGCTCACTAGCTATAACGTCTGCATATGAGTTATGAGTATCCTTATCAAACACAAAACCTGGAGCCATTAAGATAATCTTAAACGTATCTGCGGCACCAGTCCCGGCTTTGTCTGCCATAGCAATTTGCCCTTTCTGGAACATAACTTTCGCACTGTTGGGTACACTATTAGCCATTTTAAATCTCCTTTAATATAATATAAATTGTAACCTTAGGTTTTTCCCATCCCAAACCAAGCATTGACTCGGTAATCCTACCGGCAGGATTAATTAGTTCGCTAGATAAAACATATTCAATTAAATATCTGTCCCTCTGCTGCCTAAAACATAAGAAATGTGTAGTTAAATTGATATAAGCCAGGATGACATCACTACCACTAACATTTAGTAATCTTTTATCGTCCAATAAAACTTTAGGCAAACCCATATCAATTTGCTGAACTTCATTCACATAGTCTTGTGCCACAGTACTGAAATAGAAAAGAACGGCCCTTCCGTTCAACATGTAAGCTACTACCGGCCTCACGTTCTGATCAAAAGAAAACTAAACGAGGTCAATGAATCTCCAACTTCGACGGTAACTGCATCAAACGTATTGCCGTTTGCACCTGTAAGCGTTATCTTCCTGTCTTTAAACTCCCCGTACCATTCCTGGTACATTAGCCCCTCGCTTGGATCACTTATATCTATACCACCGTCCTCATAGTCCTCAAGAAATAAACCGACACTTTTGGCTTTAGCTCCAATAATAGGGCTTTTTAGTACCGAAGTTGAAAGGACATCTTCGGGCATCATTATTTCCGTCCCCAAGTCATTTCAAAAGTTATGCTTAACGTGTCTTGGTCCGTCTTGGGGATAGCTGGATCAAATTCCACTTGCCAATGATCTCCATGTCGAAACCGAATCGATTTGATTCCACTTGCGAAATTTCCCTGTGTTATACTAGCCGATACTGTAACACTTGTGGTTAATGATCCCGATACGTATGCGTGTCCTGTATCTTCCAAAAAATCTTTAACTCCACTAGGGTACGAATCTATAACTCCTATGCTCCCATCGTATGCGAGGGCATAGTTAGTATGATCAAATGGGTATACAATAAACCCACTTCCAAAATAACCATGTCTTAGAGTCCAGTTATAAGTTCCAGCAATATTACCTGTAAATGTAACCGAGCCGGTTGAATCTGCCAGCAATCCATATATTCTATAGCTATAAACTACTGTTAAATACTCATCTGAAAGGACAGTTATAGATGTTGGGCTTCCCTCTGCATCTAAAATTAGAGCATGAGAAAAGAGATTCGTAGTTGAACCCCACCCCACCCCTACTTCAGTAAGATTACCCGCTGCGACACCTAGTTCAAAAGAATAAGTCGTGACCCGCTGTTGATATAAAGATTGGATGTCTACTGTGTTGGTTGATGTACTGGTTTGTGTGTACGCTACATGATCTGTTAGGTTAACATCCTCAACAGATGGTGTTGTACTCCCTTCACCAACTTGACAATATCCGGACGATCCGATAAAAGAATTAGTTCCTAAATGATTTAAACCACCATCAGTTATTAAATTAGTGAACCAATCAGTTACAATTCTCTGTTCGCTCTCAATCCCGCCGGGCTTTTTCCCGACCATGATTTTATATTTCCCTTCACACGCAACCCTTCTTTTTATTTTATGCTGTTTCATGAACGCCCTCCGTCAGGCTAACTCCTGTAAGTTCTGTTTCTTCGAGCGGCCAATACGTATAATTAATCATTGCGACTCTAAAAACTCCAGATGTTAATTCTATGCTATTAAGTTCTGTTTCTTCGGGCGGCCAGTCCGTATAGTCGCGAGTAATATAAGTTTTAAAGACTCCAGATGTTAATTCTATGCTATTAAGTTCTGTTTCTTCGAAATACGTATAGTCGTGAGTAATATAAGTTCTAAAGACTCCAGATGTTAATTCTATGCTTTCTAATCCTGCCTGTTCTTCACTTATTATTGGGTATGGCCTTGATGTAAAATAAATAGGTGGAACATATTTATCGGTTACAATTACCTGACCGTTGTAATTGCAAATAGCGGTAGTAATTGGTTGAGCAGCAATCGAGTAGACTTTAGTCCTTGGATCGCGTGTAACAGCTACCACACCATTTGACATATAGATAAAATCGTTGAAGTCAACTGCCCGCCAGGTTAGCCCACCCGCAACCGTGAGTTTTAATACAAGAGCACCATCAACCCATTCGTATATATCCGTCTCACTACAGATGATGGTCATTACTGTAAAATCAAAAATCTGTGGGTATGGGAACGTGTCTGTTATATCGAGTCTAGGCAAAAGGTCCATTGCTTGGAGCACTTCGTCTCTACCGACCATACCAGAGCATGTTGTCAAGAATCCATTATCGCGAACGTTATATTCGCTTGGCCTCAACCCTTTTTCAAGGTTCTTAACTTTTATAGAAAATTTAGCCATTGGATTAGTTACATCGGCTGAATAGGTGGTACATATCTATCGGTTACGATAACCTGTCCGTTATAGTTGCAAATGGCCGTAGTGATTGGTTGGGTGGAAATTGAGTAAACTTTAGTGCGTGGGTCTCTGGTTACGGAGACCACACCGTTTGACATGTAAATGAAATCATTGAAGTCAACTGCACGCCAAGTTAGCCCTGCCGGGACTGAAAGCTTTAGTATAAGAGAGCCATAGTACCTTTCATATATGTCGGTTTCGCCACAAATAATAGTCATTATCGTAAAGTCAAAAATCTGTGGATATGGAAATGGATCTGTTATCTCGTCTGTGGAAAATTTAGGTAAAAGGTCTATTGAACGTAAGACTTCATCTCTACCGACTACTCCAGAACATGTCGTTAAGAAGCCATTGTCACGAGGGTTACGCTTGCTCGGTCTTAAGCCTTTTTCAAGGTTCTTTACTTTTACAGAAAATTTAGCCATCTATATAATCCGTTGTATCGTCGTAGTAATCTGGCTCTCCGTCTTCTGGTAAAATATCAACCAGTTTTAATATACCACTAATAAAAATATTCCCGTAACTTGTAGTATCAATTTTCTGCCCTGCCATGCCAAGCTCTAAGACATTAAATATTTCCCGTGCAGCATATCCAACAAGCAAATCTCTGTGTAACGTAATAGGCACGTCTGTCGGGATATCGGTATCCGCGACCATCGGTGTAGGGTTTTTGTAATAGTGGACAGTTAATGTTTTAGCAGCAGTCGGTATGTCTCGATAGTATAACCTGTTCCCGCTCACAACATATTTATTAGCACCACCAGCGGCTTTGTCAGCGTTATCCTTCATGAATTTTAACCATGAGGGAGCGCGGGTAAGTGTGTTCCCGTCTGAATCAACTACCATGATTACATTACGGTTATAGTCAGCAGGGAGGGTTAAATAGCCGGTATTCAACACCGTTACGACATCAGCAGTAGTATATAGGTCTGGAAGTGGAGGTGATAGTTGACGTCTGCCAGGGATTAAAACACCAGTGGCAACGGCTAAAACAGCTTCGTTGAGATGTTCTGTAATTATGCTTTCTGTATAATCTGAATCATGCACAGCACTTCGTACTGCGGTAATGAGTTGTGACAAATCCATAGATTCCTTCCAAAAAAGCCTGGGTATATCCCAACCCAGGCATTAAATGTCTTATCTGGCGTAAGGGTCCAGCTCGATGTCAAGATTGACAACAGCTGCTGAGGCAGCAGAGGTCACAAATTTGAGAAACGATCCCTCTTCTAGGACTGTCCCTCCGTCAGTAGCATCAGCTACCCAACTGCCTACCGCGCCCGCCGCAATAGTTTCCCCGAATGTCAAAATACCCAAATTAGTGGCGGCAGCAACTGTGGCACCGCCTGTAACGGTTATGGTTTCATCATCGCCAGGGTTTGCCTGCACAATGCCAGATATCTTACGAATTGTGCACCGATAAGGTACTTGAAAATATGTGGTGGTCGCAGCAGTTGCAAAAGCTGTGGGGTGTTGAAAATGTATGTCTTGATCCATGATATTACTCCAATGGAATTTTTAAACCAAGGGGTGAGTTACCACCCCCCGCTATAATTAAGAAGGTTCTGTTAGGTTGGTAAACCGGGCATGAGCCGCACGATGAGAAGTACACAACTGTCCAACCCAACGGGTGTTTGCAACCAAGGTGTCAGGTTGATCCTTGCTGTATTCCCATTCTGGACGAGTAAACTGATACTTGTTGTGAGTCTTAAGCATCAAGTAGTCCAGATTTAGCGCGTCAACAAATCCTTCGGTTTGGCGGTCGTCAGCAACTATCGGAGCCCCACCGAACAGAACATTGTCAAAACCAGCATCAACCAACTTCTCGCTCCGATACCGTACATTTGCTTGAAGTGTACGTTCAAAACCGTCTTTTAGCGTGTCTGTGGTAATGTAAAGATTTGGTTTCTTCGGCTTGGATTGCCCAACTTGAGCAGACCTTCGAATGGCTTGCATGATTTTGTAAGAAATCGCACCGCCAGTGTCATCCAAATTTGCTGCCCACTTTTCCATGTCGTCTTCGGCAATAGATCCGTATGCAGTAGATGTTGACGTAGAAAACAGATCGCCGAGACCCAGAATATCATTAGCCGTGGAAGCTGAGGAGTAAACTTGAGCACCCATGGTGTCACGAATAGTCTTCTGGATGTTGTTAATCTTGGACTGAACCATATCAACCAGCGCCGCATCGCCTGTGTTTTGCACCTGGTCGTCAAGATCGATTGCGTTGGCAGCATAAACGCCCGCCCAAGGAAACCGGGCTGCGTTCAGGATGTCAACTTTTGACTGTGGAATCTTCGTGGTGTTACCGTAAGACCCTGTGTTAGAGCGGGCATATTCTACGATAATACGAATTTTCTCACCACCGTCTACTAGCTCACCAGCGGATACTAGCGAGTCGGTAAACTTACCGCCAGACATAAGCATGTATAGAAGGACGTTATCCACTGCGTAAATATCAGTGGAGCTTTTGTCACAATAATCGTTCGTTATTGCTTGTATTTCTGTCAAGTCTAGGCTCATTGCCGTTTTCCTTATTTATTGATCATCCACCTCTTGCTCTTTGAAGTGCAGCAAGACCGGATTCTCTTATATCGTTTTGTTTTACTGGTCCGCCTTTCTTGCGGCCAATCTCTTCTGCCGACTTTCCCCCGCCTTGGAGGACTTTCTGGGTGTTCTGGTCACCCCCTGCAATTTTTGCCATTTCTGCCTTACCGAACTCCACACCTTCCAGTTTTGCAGCTTCAATTGCTGCTGCCATGCTGGATTGCAAAGTATCTGACTTGAGCGCATAATACGCCGATATATCGTCATGGAATCCTGGTAGTTGCTCTTTAATAGCGTCTAACTCTCCTGATTCTTGTAAATCGAAGAAGTCCGGGTTAGCGTCTGCAAATGCTTTTTTTGATTGTGCGACGGTCTGCTTGCTCTGCTCTTCCTGCATACCCTTAACTGTGGCATTCTGCGCAATTTGAGCGGATATCAATGCGGTCTTTTTCATGCCTTCGCCAATACTCAACTCACCATCTTCGACCTGTAAAGAAATAGCTGAAATTTGCTGTTCAAAATCGTCGGCTTTATCCTGTGATTTAGGAGCCTCTTGATTTTTTACCTGCATTCCATCTAGTTGTTTTAACAGTAGAGAACGGTCCTCTTCTGCTTTTCCCAACTTGTTGCCCTGTTCACCAATTTTCTTGCTGAGTTCAGTGTAGGACTTTTCCAGGTCCGCTACATCCTTGAACTTGCCTGCTAAAAGGGCAGGTTCTTGTGGATTCGTTTCGGCTTCTTGTTCGGCCGGCGCGACTACCACTTCTTGCTCGGATGGTGCTTGGTCGCCTATCAAAACTTTATCTGCTGGCATTTTCTACTCCATTTGGGGCCATTTCTGGGTGTCCCTTGATTGAGAAGGGTGGGCTACCGAGTCGGTATAATCCCATTATCCTTCAAGTGCTGTTTATACTGTGTTCGTGTTGTAATGGGGGTATGAGGAGAATCAGTATCCTGTATTTGCCGTCTGACTGAGTCGTCGAGCCATGCAGGTGAATCATCCTGAATACCACCAACCTTTAATATCTTTACTACTTTTTTTCCATCACACGATGGGCATTTCTGAGGTATATTGTATTCGTCCAATGGTAGCAACTTGTCGAATTGGTTGTCGCATGTGCTGCAATGATAACTGTATGTTGGCATTACATCCCTCTCGTTGTTTCTGGCTGTGTATTCTCTGCCTCGGGTCCGTTCTGTGGCTGCATTAGGTATTGTCTAAGCTGTAATGCTTCGTCTTTATCCATGCCTGATTCAACCAATACATTAAAAGCTTCGTCCAACTGGGTTTCTCCCATTCGTTCAATTATTTGCTTCTTGTCCTTATAATTTAGACTGTCGAGTAGGGCTGTTCGATCAATAGCGTTAATTTTGTAAAGTCCTACTGCCTGCTCTTGATCACCGGCGCTCGTCCGTGCAACTGTGGAATCGCTCTCGACAATATAATTAAACTTTCTCCCTGCAAGCTCAATACCACTGAATTCATAAATGGTATCGTCTGGCATCGTAACCTGTTCCTGCTTAACACTAAAATTCTGGATAAATGAAATGTTCCATCGGCCACGCATCCTGCACAGAAACTCTATCGCTCGAATTTTGTGTCGGATTAGAACAGCATTTCGCTCTTGGAGTGCCACAATAGCAGATGCAGCAGTAACTCCAGTAGGAGCAACTCCACGATCAGCGTCCTCAATCTGGTAAACTCGGTCATGGAAATTAACAAGCTGGTCGAGCGTATTAAAAAAATTACTAGGTAGGTTGGGGACCTGTAGATACTCTATACGTGCGTTTGGTCTAGTTGGCATCAATACCAATCCAGGCTTATTGTTAATCATGCTCTTTGTTATACCAGCGCCATTTTCTACAATTAGAGTCGGAAACAGAACGCGATTACAATATGCAGCTATGCGAGAGACAATCTCATTAATTTTTTTATTGAGGTCTCCAGTCTGCTCACCAGCCGAAAATCCCCAAATACTTGTTGTGTCCTCGTAACTGTTTGCTTTGTAAAAAGGTCTACGGCCCCATGCAAATGACGACCTAGCTGAATCTCCAACCATTTCGAAATTAATGTTTGGGTTGGACATGTCGTTAAGAAATACGTTTTTGTTGCATATCGTGATTACTCTTACACCGTCTGGATAAAGATCAAGGTTGGAATCTTTTATCCAGCACTCAACAACAAGCGCTTCACCGCCCTTTATGCCCTTTGATCCAAGATCCTTATTGCTCTGATCAAGGACAACTCCGGAATCCGCAAGGACGGTATTAGGTCGTACTTCTTCACGGTCCTCTCTGCCGAGAATCTGATCAACATTGTCTTCCGTTATCTCTTCCTTTGGTTTGAACGTTTTTTCAATCTCAAATATTGGCAGGCTAAAAGCGTGGATCTCATACGGCATGTCTGCCTGCTCCTCGTAATACCCTGGAGCGGGAAAATATGAGTATGCATCCATTATCACTGGAGTAAACTGTTTCTTACTCCTTGACCATACAGCCTTCTCGCAAGTGATCCCATATATCTCATTGTTTAGTGATGAGCGTGCGAGCTTTGCTTGCTGCTCAGTTTCGTTCCACCACTTTTTCATTCTCATGGTCAAAACTTGATCTGCTTTGTCTTCGTGACCATCGAGGTCAATGACCTTGGCTACGGGGTTCTTTGCTGTGATGTTTGCTACAGTTCGTTGGATATTTGCAAAATTGAGATTAATAGTAATCTTGTCTGGATTCTTTGCTTTATCACCCCAATGGTTGCCTCTGAATAAGCGATAGTTTGCTTTCCATCGGTCCATCAGTCCGAGCCGTTCCTTCTCGTTGTAAGATTCTTCAAACAAACCCCAAACCCAATCGGCTAAGTCCTTACTATCTTTTGGTGGTGGGTTCGATAAAGTAAATTCGTCCATATTAAGCCCTAATCGTTAATGTTCCACTGGGAGCAAGTGCTGTGCCACAATCGGGACAAACTAAGCACCCATATCCAGCACTAGGATCTTTCCCTAGATCGTCCCACCCCCATGACTTCCAAGGCTCTTTTAATGTGAGCATAGAAGGGTTAGCGTTGGTTTCCAGGTCGTATGAATCTGTGGTCTCATGATGCGACTGTCCACAACCAGGACAAACCACATCTCTTGGTCCAGTGCCTTTAACGATACCAACAAAGCCATCGTCCTTCTCAACCACAACGTAATCTGGCATGTCTTTAATGGCAGCTTCTGCTCGGCCTCGTTGTTTAAACGGTTCACCTTTTGCTGATAATATCATTTTTTACCCAAAGCCTCGGCAAACTGCCCAATAAACGCATTGTTAGCCGACTCAGTAGCTTTTGGCACTTCTTGTTCAACGGAAACGCCCTGGTCCATATCGTCATCAATGTTGAACGAAGCTCCAGTATTGTCAGCGCGAGAAAACATTGAGTCATACGGGTCTCGCTTTGTCCTGTACACCAAAAATCCACCAAGTAAAACTCCAGAAATAGTAGCGGCCCAACTTAATAAACCGAACAGTAGCATGAACCAAAAAATATTCATATTGTTTCCTATTTATAAAATAACATTCTGTTGAACATATTTAAACGCCGGGCTTGAGCTATCGCAACCAGACCAATTAATACACTGTTCCCCCGCTAATCTGGCACATACAGCGTTACAAAGTGAATTGTACCGACCGAGGCTTTTTGTCTTTCCGCTAATTCTTATATCGGCCAGCCATTTTGTCCGTGAGCTACACCAAGAAACTCCGTTAACCCCAGACTTGTTATCTTTCCGGTTACCAGTATTTCTCATATTACATTGTTGTGAGGCTTCCCGGAGGTTTAAAATCCAATTATGGTGACGAACACGATCTTTATGATCTAATCCGTGTTCCGGGAAATAACCATGAACATAAAACCATGCGAGGCGGTGACCGAGATATTCCTTGTAATCAATACCAATTGAAATATATCCATTTTTATTTTTACACCCAGCGACATCACCAACACTAACTCCTTTCATGGCGGTTATTCGTGTAAAAATACCAGTGTTTGAATCATTAGTGTTAATAACTTTTTTAAGTCTTTTTTTGAGTTAATGGTTCCATAAATGTTCCATTCAGTATCTCCTAAACGTTAAAACGGTTCCATGTTCATCTTCAAGCCACGGTTTTTCAATTTGTAGGGAGTGTAACATACCACCTAACAATCCCGCAACAGGAAAGTTGTCAACTCCCCCTTTTTCCGCATCTTCTCGTTGAAAAGCCTGTAGGTGTCCTGTGACAATTTTGTCTCCGTTAATATTAAGTATCTTTTTTTCTAGTGCATGGAATATTTGCCTGACATATAGCTGAAAGCTGTGTTTTTCGCGACGGTCAACTGTGTCTTTGATATATAGTCCAGCGTTAATGCCATGTGCTTTTTCTAGTGATTCCGACGCTTTAATTATTAAAGTCTGGTATTTCTCCTGATCTCCATACCAGCTTGGAAGAATACGAGAGTCTTTACCAAACTGATATTCACGGCGCATTGTAACCATCTTTTCAATCAACTTAAAGACATCAAGAGTTTCAAATGATTCTAATATTGTATATTTTACTACGGGTTCTGCTTGTATGCCAATAATTAGCAAAACACCTGGTTTAATCTCTTGACCCGAAGCAATTGGATACGATACACCTCCGATGAGATGACAATAATATTCATTAGTCAAACTGTGCCTGAAAGTTGCCTGCTTAATCGTCAGCTCTTGCCCGGTGATTTCCGCCCAATCTTTTCTTGCGCCTTCTGTACCTTCAACGTGTTCAGGTTTTTCTATTGTAATTTTCATATCATCCCTTCAAAAAAGCCTGTGTGCTCTACCTCAAGGGCATACCTACACGCATCGACAAAATGGTCATCACCAGTTGGAATAGGCAGAGCATTACCGTCTTTGTCTTTTTTCCACTGATATGTATTAAACTCATTTATAACGCCCTGGAGCGACTCGTCAACAATTATCTCATGCTTTTGTAACCATTTTATACCGTGCATGATAGAGTCCTTGCCTTTTTTGACGGGCCTTGCATCTATTCCATCAGCCTGTAATTCTGCAATTGATTTTGGTTCTGCGGAATCACAGAATATCGGTTCATCTCCTATGATTGGTTTTAATTTCTCTGTAATCATAGGGTTTGTCATTTTCTTAGACTGCCATGCTTCAAATATATATATTTTCTTAGCTGCTTTTACATAGTGGATTCTGACATAAGCGTTCGGGTCCGAACTGTATCCAAAATCTAGGCCGTTTCTGATCCTGTCAAAAGAATCTTTTATTTTAGATAAGTCTTCTGTTCTCCAATTTGTAAATATTGCATCGCCAAGAATACCGAAATTACCAAGAGTATACACCTGATACCAATATTCGTCTGTCTCTTCTTCCAGCAGCAGGTGGTCATCGTCGTCGAGGAAATCATTATCAAGATGAGTAGTTTTAAGAATACTGAGTCTATCGTCAATAAACTCTTTTTGGTCATCTTTCCATCCGATAACAGCAAAATATTGCTTATACAGCCAGTGCGTTTTATAAATCGGATTGAACGACAAAATTATACGCTTATCAATACGTTTACCGTTGTATGCAGCAATCCCCCGTAGCCGTTTCCTGAGCTGCTTAATATCTTCATACGACACTTCAGTAGCTTCTTCTACCCAAATGTCTGTAATAACTCCTAGTTTTGGGGTGATTGATTTTACTTTTTCGGAATCGTCCAGGCCAGAAAAGAGAATTTGATAACCGTTAATGCAAGTGATATGCCCCTGGGATGGAACTACATCAAATAAATGTTTTACTTTTAGCTTTGAAATAGCCTTGGTTAATTCATTGAAAACTGACCTGGTGAGAGAGTTACCCATTTTTCGGCAGCACAAATAATTATGGCCACCTTGCATGATATTTTCAATTGCCCGCTGTGCGACAAAGTTTGATTTACCAGAAGAAGATCCACCGTAAAATATTTCTGTAGATCTGGATTGATCGAGATAAGGTACATAAACACTGTTGTACATGTCAGTGCAAATATCTATCTCATAATCATAATTCATCCGCTGAGTGCCTCCCCACCTTAATGCTTTTTTCTGAACCGTCTTCTGACTCGTTAAGATTGTGCGCCTGGCGTTCAAGAGCAACTCTTTGAGCCCGGACAGCAGCAAGGTTTTTTAGAGTCGTAGATTTTTCAAATACAGTTAAAGCGATCTCTTTGCTTTTAAATTTTCCCTGGTAAATGGTTGTTTGTGTCCTTGTTGGCTTATCTTTTAACTCTGCTAGTAACATGTTTTCGTGTTCTAACAGCTCTAAAATCTCTTTCCGGTGCCGAACAATAATCCTCGCACCAGAGCCAGCAGCGTGGCTTATAATGTCATTATCAGACATTCCATTATCAGTTTGGTGCGAGCTTCGTACTGAATCTCGCACTAGATTTTCTTGAATCTGTTTCTTAACTTTATCTGCAAGGTTCTTTTCCCATCCCTCTTCCAGCGACTTCTTACGGATAGCACTCTCACTAACAGACCGGTTCCATACTTGTGAGTAGAGGTGATCCGCCTCGTACTGTCTGCATATCTCACAGTTTGTCATTATGTTTTCTTTAAATAATGGTTCTATGCTATCCCAATCTATGTATTTTCTCTTTTCTTTTTTCATTTTCTCCTCATAATTTTATGGCTTGTTTTTACTTGACAACAAATAACTTTTGCCACCAGCTAAGACTTTTCTTTTTAATCAGCCTATATCCCTTCTTTTGACATCCCCAGCAAGGCTGCATCAAACCAGTACTACCGTCAAGAACAGCACTAGCGTCTCGACAAGCTGGGCAACTATAGTCGTGCGTCATCATCATGTTACTATCATGACACCACACATTAACGTCTTTCGGTATTACGTTTAGTGGATAAGTAAGCAACCCCTCACCATTGCACTCATGTGTATGTTGCATTTTCCCTCCCCATTAAATAATATTCATTGTTTAACCTTTTGTAACTTTTCAACTACTTATTCACGTTTTGTCGGCCTGAGAAACACCCTGTGGTTTATCAGATAACACACGTTTAACCATTCCAAAGCTTTAATAACTCGTGTGCTTCTTCGTGGTCGTAATAGTAGCAATGTGCTGTTTAGCTCCGTCCCCATCGTGGTCGCATAGCGGCAAAGCTGAATACATCTCATATTGATCTGAATCTTCATTTACTTCAA